CTTGGTGGGTTAAACGGCATAGGCATCGCGATTTTACGGACGTCATCCACATTGATGCCCCCATCCATCTCAATAACTTCCGTCGGCTGTGGGTTAAGATTCTGCCCGTTCGGACCACCTTTAAGTTTAAGCAAGGTAGGAATGTTGGAAATATGGGCAGAGTCTAGTAATGCGCGTAAGGCGCCCGTAGCAGCCCCTGACAATCCACCAATCATGTGGGTTAATCCGATAGGATAAGCGCCACGCCATGGTACGAATGGGAATTCGACGATTGATACCAAGGGCTCTTGGAACGTTGCATCACTTTCAGCCCAGTTACGATAGACAGCCAGACATTTCTCTGTCGCCTTGTCTACCGTTATAATGTATGGGGAGAACTCATCCGTCTCAAGATCGGCGGCAGTAGTAATTTCGAAGATAGTCCGGAGCCCGTCCTCGTTGTACGATGTTTCCTCGCGCCCTTCAATCTTATCATTAGCCTTGGTAGCTTTAGAATAATCGATGTCATCGGGCATTCCAAGGTCAACTTCCCGATACATACCAGACCGAACACGCTTTTCATATTCATATTTAGTAATGTATTGGACGTGCGTCTTGCGCTCAGCCGTATGGAAGTTTGATGCTGCAAAGGGTAGGAAGACATCATCCACCGGAATGAATATGGACTCAATCCGGTTAAGGTCGCTATTCCAGAATAGCTTCATGTACTGAACACCACCAAGCGGTAGCTGGGTAGTTAATTGCTCAAGCTCTGAACGGAACTCTAACATCTGCTCCGTCAACTGCCAATTCATGAACTTAGCTTTACGCTCTGCCTTCTCTAATTTCTCTTTCGCTTGCTTGCCGATGATCTTGCTACGGACTGGTCCATTCGACGGAAATAGTTCCTTCATGGCGCGTGCTGAGAAGTCTACGCATGCTTCAGTCATTAGCGGATGCACGACCTTATTAGCACCAGTGAATTGAGCTCCACCGGGAGCGTCATTGCCTAAGCCAGTACGGCGGATACCTTCCTCGTACTGCTCATCGCGCTTCTTACGCGCATCCTTATCCCGTTCAATCTTTTCAATAAGGTCACTAACTACACTGCTAAGTACCTTCGGATCAATGTCATCGACAATGTTAGCAAAGTGCTCTGATTGCGACTGATGGTCTTGTTCGTTTTCGAGGGTAACCATAGCTCCACCATCTGCCGTATCCCTAACGTCCGTCGGCTCTTCCTCTACTTCAACATTCTCACCTGGCGTTTGTTCTTCTGGATCTAAATTATCTTGTGCCATGCATTACTCCGATTATATCGTTAAATAGTTGTTCATGTTCTACTAGCCCGCCTTGTGCCATGCCATTGCCTGCTCTATTGTCCACCTCGTCATTAAGCGTGCTTAACACCCTTGCTGCTTGGCTGTCTGTAAGGTCGCGATAAACTGTTTGTGGATGTCGTTCTTCTAGATTGCGTATGTTGCGTCTTAGCCCCTCATCTGTCCAAGTTGCCATCTCAGCTATGTGATTCTGAACTGCTTCAGGGATGGGAGCAAGCCCCGTTAACTGCATAGGGGCATCTCGTAGCTCTGTAATTCTTTGGGTGACAGCGTCATTCATAGCGCGTACTTGCTCCAGGCTGAAAGTATGCGCATGCTCTCCTATGAAGTTGTTCTGCCGGAGCAATAGCTCTAATGTATCGGCTTGTCCTATGGATTGAAGGACGGCTTCTACTAAGGGTTGTTGTGGATGGGGAACTGTCTCAGCCCTTGCTGCTTCTATCTGGGCAGGAACGTTAGGTTCTCTACCTGTAACCCTTTCCTGCATTGCATTTATTCTATCGTTAAGAATATCGTATTGCTGTTGATTTAAGGTTTGCTCTTGCGCTCGTTCATAGATGCGGCTTACTCTTTCTCCGAACTGCTGCTCGGTTAAAGTAGGTAAGTCTGTTTCAAGTCTATCAAGATATGAGTTGATGCGTGGAGTTACATAGGCTGGTGCTGCAATGGGTTGCTGAGGCTGGTTGACACGCATCCGAAGTAGTTCAGCGTCTATACTGTCTATGGCATCTTCTCTGTAATGCTCAGAAACGTGTCTTAATGGTCCGTCAGGTTGTGAGTTCCGCAACTGCGCTCTAGCCTGCAACAAGCGTTCTACAGAACGATCAGGGTGGACTACTGCACCCGCTACCATTGTCTCTACTTGCCTGTCTAAAGTGTCCAGGGCTGCTGTACCCATCTCCTGAACTTCATCTGGTGTCATGTGGTCTACCCAAACACCTCGATTCTGCCCATAGCTCTGTAGCTCATCTAGTACTGTGCTTATTTCCTCTATCGATGAGGTTGGATCATTTAATATAGCTGTTGCGTTTGTGTGGCTATCCGGAGTTCGCCTTATAACCCCTTGCGCAAACGCTACTTGGTCCTGTGCGTACTGTCTTAGGTTTTGAAGTTCTTCGTTCGACCAAGATTGTAGTCCCATGTGTTCTGGGCGTTCCATGATAAGCTCAGGCAATACCGTTTCAAAGCCAGGAATGTGGCGGTTCTGCATGTTCAGATTGTTCCATACCGCTCCTAGATTTGCATCGGTAAGCTCCCCTACTATTCTGTTATATGGGGCTGGTCGGGTTACCTGGCTAAACACTCTCTCCGTTAAATCGTTTCGTATGTTTCGGGCTTCTTCGTAGGCATCCCCTCCTTCTTCAACTAGCACCCTATCCGTATCAATGTTGTTACGCTCTTGCCAAAGATTAGTTACACTGTCCCTGTCCCTAAGTGGACTCGGGCTAGTTGTAACCGCCAATGGCTTCATTGCCTTGACGTCATCGATGGTTTGGAACCTTAACGTATCCGGATAGGCTTTAAGGTGGTCTTCAATATGCGTGGGTGACAAGCCCGCAACAGCTCTAGCAGCGTCAGCTCGTCCCTCGGAGCTCTTTAAATCGTATACTTTGTTCTTACTTAAAGCCCCACTATCGGTACTACGAATGTTTGGCTTAGCATTTAGTTCATCCCGTAACGCATTGCGATGCTTGGGATCGATGGGGTCGTTGTTCTTTTTAGCTGAGACATATCCTACATCTACCGTATCCCCATTGACCTTATATTGTATAGCGGCAACTACTTTCCCCGTTTCTTTATCAGATAGTAGGGATACCGTTTGCTCACCACGAAGAATCTTTTGCGTATCGTTAGCAGGATCGCTGTAGGCATTTTCATCCTTCTTACCTTTGGCGATGTTGTACCACGGAAGGTAGGTTCCGTTCTTCCGCTGTCCGCCATGGTTTAAGCAAATGTCTAAGTCATCGGTGGCTTTGGATCCTGCTTTTAGGATGAGGTCATCCGGCATACCTGCTTTAAGTTCCAAGGAAGTAGCCGTTCCAAAGTCCTGTCCCATATCTCGTAATTCGTCGGAAAACACCTTGACACGCTGCTCGCCAATAACCGCTTCCCGTTCATCTGCATCTCTTTTAACCTTATCCGCCGCGAATTTCTTTTGAGCTACCTTAGGCAGACTCCAGTTACCTACTTGGCTAAGTGGGATCTTTCCAGATATGATTTCGTCACCATAATGTTCCTTAACTAAGTCTAGGATGCCCGATTCACCAAAGGTGGCATTACGAACGTCATAGAGGGTTTGTTCATCGGGCATCTGCGTAATGCCCGGATAGTCCGTTTCACTAAGCAATTTAGGAAAGTTCTTTCTCGTTGCTCCAACGTCAATCGGATTAAGTATCGAGTCTGATACATTTTCCTGCTTAGTAGCAGCTGTTAACTTCTGTATAGTTTTATCCAGCCCCCGCAGTTGATGAGCTTGTGTGTCTCTCGTAGCCATCAGATCAGCTAACTCTGGGGATTGCTCCCGAATAGATATGCCCTCATTACTTAAGCCAGCCTCTGTCCGGCTATCTCTTAGGGCTTGAGCCTCATCTTGTAGCTGGGTTAGGGTACTTTCACTATTGGCATATAGGTTAGCTACTTCTTCCCGCAGTTGCTTGGCTGCCTCTAACTGGGGTAAGTATGTTCCGCTACTGGGGAATCCGGCATTTTCCCTCGCCATCTCTGTCTGTGCTCTAGGTACATCATAACGATGGGCATAGTCAGGATCTATCGTTGTGTTCCCCGTCTTAGCAGCTTCTAGCAATAAAGGATCATCCGCAGCCCCTGCATAGCGCTTGATGTAGCCGCCTATCATCGACGTCATGGCTTTGTTAGCGGCGACTGCCCTTTCGTTATATTCCGTAGGAAGAGCTACTCCTTGGTTTTCTGGAAGGGCTGCCCACTCCTCGGAAACACGCCAGAACCAGTTGGGATCCGTTTCAGCGGCTCGTCTAGCGTCGTTGGCTCGTGCTAGGCTTCCTTCATTCCCAAACCTTGTCATAGCATCTGCATCAAAGAAGGCTTGCAACGAGTCCTGCTTTTCTACGGGTAGGGTTTCAGACCAGCGTCCTACCGTTACATCTGGGCTTAACTCAGGATAGTAGCTACTTTTCATTGCTGATGACAATCCTGGAGTATCCATCTTGCTGCCCGTTGCCCATTGGTGTAGCTTAGTCTTGGGATCGAGGATCTGTAATATCGGCACCGTTTCTGATGGGCGCATAGCGTGGAACTTAGTATCCGGTATGGCTAAGTCCGCCATGGTTCGTTGTTGCGATGGTCTAGTCGCTTTGCGCCTAGCTGATGTGTCTGCCACGTCATACGCTAAATCTTTAAGTGATGCACCAAGCGTTGGGTATTCTTTACGTACATTTTGCTGTGCATTCCAATAGTCAGTAACAGGGTCGCCATAGTACTGCTTTGCTCCCTGTGCTGCTGCCTTCGTCCTACCATGCATGACTTGTACATCAGTTGGCATCATACGACGCATACCTGGGAGCATGGATAGTTCTGGGATGCCGATGGGCGGTAGCTTCGACGCCTCAAAGGCTGATCCTATTCCCTCTAGCATGTCCTGTCCTGCTTGTAGACGTGGCTGGTAGGTGTAGTCCTGCGCAACTTTAGCAGCCGCATCCTCGCCGATGTGTATTCCTTCTGGCGTTCCATACTTCCCACTAGCGATGTTCTTCCCAATGCCATAAGCGCCCCCACCTAGGTAAGACATGACGCCACTACCAAGGGTGGCTAATGCTTCGATAGCTCCCGCTCCTAGTCGAGGAATGGAATATTCATTGGGCAGGTTGTAAGCATGGGGCGGAGTTGCCTTGACTGTATCATGTGGTGCGAATTCGTTCGGGATGATTAGATTGCCATCCGCATCATGTGTAGCGAAGTAAGCAATACGCTCAGCCTCTGTAGGCATGGGAGCTGTTACATTGATGTCTGGAGTCGTTATGTTATAGTCCGGATACTTGAGTCCGCCTGTTTCAAAGTTAACTCGACCACCGGCAGCCATTGCCAGCCTAAGCGGGGACATTCTTGCAATCGAATTAAATGGTAACATCGCACTCTCCGGATGAAGGTGTATTATAATTTAATTACTTTTAAAAATAAACCTATGCCGCATAAGGATTGGTTCTTTCTTTCGGCGGTTCATATTCCCTTACCCACTTAGCTTCATCTAATGACAGCATCCCACTGTCTCGCAGGAAGATAAGCGCTTGACTCATGGTGTCGACTAAGTCATCATGTTCGCCGTTCGGGAATAGCATTAGCTGATGGATAAGCTGGTCAGCCCACGTCGGGAAGCTTCCTATCCGTTTCTTACTCTCTGGAATGTAAACCAAGCCCGCCTCTAGCAATGGGGCGACTGAATGGACACGCGTAACCTTGTCTGCCCGTCCAGGATTGTACGTCTTAACGGGGACACGGGCACGTCTTAAGTCTTGGGCGAGGCTGATCCCCGATCCCTTCTCCTCAATCAGGACAGCGTCGACCGACTTGTCTTTATCCCCATAGACCGCAGAGTAGTCCGAATACATCTTCTTCCGTAAGTCCGGATACCCAAGATGCTCCTGCCAAGCGTCCAGTAAGACGACGCACTTCCCTTCCTCTGTGCTGAAGATACCCCAGCAAGTATGAGCTGTCGGATCCCCTGATGTCTTTTCCGTGAAGGCAGTATCATATGATTGTAAGACGTAAGACAACTTAGGCAACGGCGCATCTGCTTTAAGCATCTTGAACCACGACCGTTTAATGATACCACCAGCCGATGGACTTGGGCGTTGTTGTAGTTGTCCGGACGATCCATATTCCCCTAACGACTTCTTAAGCTCATCAACCTCTTCCTGCCCAAAGCGCTCTGGCCAGAGTAACTCCCCTTCCTTCTTACGGGGATCGACAAAGCCTAAGGACGTGGTCTTCTTAGAATACTCATACTCCGCTGGTAGACAAAGGTGCTCCCATCCGCCCTTCGCCAATAGATGCCCCGACAGATCCTTCTCATGTAATCGTTGCATGACGATAACTCTTGACCCCGTCCTCGGATTGTTTAGGCGGGTGGACATAGCCTGATCCCACCATTCCAAGGTAGACTCCCTCATAGCGTCTGACTGCGCCTCTAGCGCATTGTGCGGGTCATCGATAACGATAGCGTCACCCCCATGCCCAGTAGTTGATGCTTCCACTGACGTTGCCATCCGATAGCCTGTCTTGTTATTCTCAAACATGGTCTTAGCGTTCTGGTCTGTCGTTAGCTGAAAGCGATCACCCCACAAGCTCTGAAACCAAGGCGACTCTATCAGGCGTCGGCACTTAAGTGAGTCCCGAATCGACAAGGATGATGCATAGGACGCAAATAACCAACGGAACTGCGGCTGGGTAATCCAGACCCATACCGGCCACATAACAGCCACTTGGATAGACTTCATATGGCGGGGCGGGATGTTGATGATTAAGTTGCGGATCTCCCCTCGCGTGACCGCTTCTAGATGGTCTGCAATAGCATGAAGATGCCAGCCGTCCACATATTCTGTTCCAGGTTCGATGACTTGCCAGGCTAGACGGGTGAAGTTGATAAGCGATGCCTCCGCCTCCCGACGTTCTTTCTCCTGACGTAACGCAGGTATAAAGAATGGGGACGTTAATATCGCAGGGGATATCATGTAGGGGCTTGGATTTTTTCTACTAAGGCTAGCAGGTTATCTAGATCTTTATTGGATAATACCTTGAGGTTGAGCTCTTTAACCGTTAAGGTAAGGTCGCCCGTAATAGTCTGCTCCGTTGCTTTGAGCTTGGGCATTCCGTATGAGCAAGCATTGTCAAGAGCCATTCGCCGTGTGGACGCATCAACATCTAAGTCCATACCTATCCGAAAGAGCTCCTCTAGAGGATCGCCATGTGCCTCGACCAATTCGTCGAATCGTATGTTAGGGGATTTAGCCATACACCTATATTAAAATAAATTAAATCTTTTGTCCACCTGCCTATTAGTACCTAAATTAGCACCGGGTTTTTGGACCTGTTTTTTGGCAGTCGCTAACCCACGAATGACAAGCGGTCTAACAGCGGGATAGGATGCGTGCTAATTGGGTTTGTTATGGTTGCTAATTTATGCGCTTTACAACGAGCAGTATATTGTATAGCAAAGTACAATTAGCAATATTAGGTAAAATGGGTTAAAAAAATGGGTATTGGATAATTAAAATAGTCATATTTCCTTATGTTTAGCATTTAATGCTAATGACATCGTCAAAAACCCACAACTAGTGTGGGTCTCGAAATAATTAGCAAACATAGGAAGTACGGGTTTCCGAAAAGTTTACCTAATATTGCTAATTGTACTCTTCGCCTTCTAACACCTACCGTGTCAAAGCGACTAAATTAGCAACCATATCAAGTTTTCACCCTCCATAAGCACAGTGGGATAGCAAACAATTAGCATCTTTACCCCAACCATTATCCGTCTCTAATAACCAAACGTTTAACTAATATATAGGGAAAGAACCTTTCATGTCAACCCCTAAAGGGAAAGAACCTTTCATGTCAACCCCCCACAAAATGAAATCATCCGCTAAAAAGTCATTAAACGTTTGCGCAAGCTCTCCTGGCACTAAGAACACTTCCTTGTCAATCTGGGCTAGCACGAAGCTTTTTCCGCCCGCTCGGTACTCAGACAACAGCCAATTGATTTGCGCCGGTTCTAGACCCCTGTGCGCCCTGAACGTAGGGCGTCTCACCCCCCACTTAGGAGCCACTTTTAGCTCTATCCAGAATTCCACTCCAGAAAGGCAGCCATTAACGTCGGGCATTCCGGCTCCAACGGCATTTTCCACCCGTTCAATCCGTCCGCCCGCCTGTTTAATTTGTAGTCCCCATCCGTCACGTAACCGTTCCCATAAGCGCTTTTCCGGTGTCATGGTACTACGTCCTCTGGTGTCATGCTAAGCCACCGCCTTCCCTCGAGCCTTATAGTAGGTATAGCGTATAATGCGTTCGGGCTCACATCCTTGATAGATAACCCCTGCGGTTTTCTTATAGGCTAGTCCTCTTATCACCAATCCGTCACACGACCGGATAGATGCACTCAATCTTTCAGCCGATACCCACCCGCCTATCCGAGATAGTTTAATCCAAACGTCCGTTTGAAACGGGGAGAGGCGCCGGCTGGTTAAGCGGGGGCGTCCGACTTTCATTGGGCTCCTAGATAAGCATCTGCTAACTGCTGAGCCATCCCTAGAACAATGTTAGGGTTACTAACAGACGAATTAGCAGAAAGTGCCAGCATGAACATGAGGACTAATTCGGATCTAGTCTGCATCTATGGGCTCCTCATCACGTTCCGCATCCGCAATAGATTGTGAGCGTATGTTCTCAGCCTCATTACTGTCTACCGCATTCTGAGCTTGCTGAGCCAGAGCAGCTTGTTGATGAAGGGCTGCTTGCGCTAGGTGGACAGCCGTTACTTCTTTCTGCACAGATAGGACGCCAAACATTTCATCCAAGTTAGTACCTTCTTGGTAGGCTTGGTGCATGGCGTTAGCGATTAGGGTTGCTGCGTTTGTGTATCCACTCATTTTAAATCTCCTTGTTTACGATGGGCTTTCATTAGTAGTTCTCTAAGTTCTTTCAGTTGCTCTTCCGTCATAAGTGTCCTCGTGGTTAGTATTTCTTGTCTTAAAGCCATTATTATATGATGATCATCCGACATCATTTGGGATAACCTGCCTATATGCGCAGTCATGTGGAACATTTCATTGTCTTTAGCACTACATAGGTTGCAGGGTTCAATGACATCCATAATTATAACCTTTTTCTATTCTCATCCTTCAATGAGTCCTTAATTCCTGCGACAAACCCAGCCAACGCATCTCGTTGGGGTTGGGATAGTTCAGGTCGCACAGCCATACGTTCCGCTGTTTTTATTATCATATCTATTTGGTCAGTAAGGTTAATTACATCCCGCCTAGCTTTTTGTAGTTCACCAAAAGCATAGTGCATATATACGTAAGGCAAAGACAGCCCTTTAGCATTTGCGATTTTATAGTCGTCCATAATGTCAGTCATACACCACCCCTGTCCCTAAATACGTTACCGAAGCTCTCTCATACTGTACGTCAATAGCACAGGCTACTTTGGTTGCGGTTGGATAATAACTATCCCATGCCCTACCTACAATCATCACCGTCATCATCGTGGCAAGGGCTATGGATACTACGTCATACAGGGCTTGTTGGCTTGGGTTCATCCTAGTATCTCCGTAAATTTAGTTTCACCTACGCAAGTGTTAGCTACCCAAGTTCTATTACAAACTATACAGGTGACCTCATTGGTAGTTATGTTCCTGTCGGGGTTGGTATTAACCCCAAACTTGTCATAGATAGGGGCATAGTAAGCACAGGTAGTTGAACCACCACTCACTCTAAACCGACATTCTTTATCACACGTTGGGTTCGGGTTCATCATGCTTTTCCTCGTCAAGTGCGTTTGCAAATGCGGTCAGTATTTCAATAAACTTAGCGCACCCTTTTTTATTCATTATCAATTGCGAAGCAGTATTTAAGTCATCGCCTAGTATTAAGCTAACGCAGTTGTTATCTGTAAGCCCCATCCTATAAAACGACTCTGTGCGTTTAGCTACGACTGGCTCAGGTTTCTTATTCCAAAACATATTAGTTCTCCTTCACTAAATTATTAAGTATCGGCATGTGGTTCACAACGCCAGTGTGTACCTGTAAGTTTACTGGCAGTGTGTGTTGACCATGTGCCATGACCAATAGTATTAGCACAGCCTTCACTTCCTCAATGGTCTGTATCTTGTTAAGGTCAATGTGTAACATGTCGGTGGTCATCCGTTCTTCTCCCTCAATTTTGCTTCAAATGCTTTGTAGTGGTCTGTGATATAAGCGTCACCCATGCTGTTATAAATATTCATCACTTCTTCATCACTCAAACTCTGCCACTCACGGCTTGGTGTGGTGTATAGGGGTATTGAATCGCCATAATCAGCATGATGTAAATTCCCATAGATTTTATCTTTCCATGCCACAGGTTCTTGAACTAACGAGGATTGCTCGGCAGTTGGTTGTGCCAAGGCGTCTTGGCAAGCCTTTCTTACACTATGTCCGCTATAACCTAACTGTTGGTTATCT